TGTATTCCCATTAACAGTTAAACTTAAAAGACTTTCAGGGCCTCCTTTTCCACCAATATGGTCTATAAAGTAAGTTACTGTTGTTCCATCTCCAAAATCTTCATTGATTTGTAAAAAATCAACAAATGGGCTATCAAATCCTGCGTGATTAGTATTTGAAGCATCATACCACATCCAGAAATCATTTGAACCACTTCCATCTTCATAAACTAATATAGCTCTATCAAGATTAATCATCATATTTTCAACTGTTGTTCCTGTGGATACTCCATTTTTAGTTTCTACATTTACACTCATTAATTGATTAGATAATGCTGCTATTGAAATAGCTGGTGTTCCAGAACATGTTTCAACTGTTTCAATATCAACAGGACGAGCAGATGACATTCTATCTGCATATTTAACTATTCCTCTAACTTTAAATGCTTTACATGTATCGGTAAAATTAGCACCTATACCAACTCCACTTCCTGCTTCAGAGGTTGATATTTTAATTGTATCCACTGTAGGAACTTCAATTACTGCATAAATTAATTCAGCAGTAACATTTGAAGGAGTACCATCTCCTGAATCCCGAAATAAAATGCGGTCGTTTATTGCTAGACCATGAGCTACGATTGTGATTGTTTCAGCAGCATCACTAGCTGCGGTAACATCTGTTAGTGCATATTCTTTATTTGTTCCATAAATAATATGCTCAGTGTTGAATCCCATTTCTTGTCCGATTGCATTCAAAGATGCTCCACTCCCTGTATAACTACCAAGGGTTTTCCCATCTCTTGACCAAACGCTCAGACTTATAAAATTTGCCATTTGTTTATTTTTTTAATTATTAAAAGATTGATTGTTGTACAAATATAATTATATTCTGGGTAAATTCCTAATAATTTACTATATTTGTATTATTAAATTAAATATGAACGAAAAAAGTATACAAGGAATACCAATTAACATCCCTAAGAAGCCGAAGAAAAGTTCTATTATAGGTTATAATAAATCTAATAAGAATCAAAAGTGGACTAGAACTCCAATTCCAGATAGATGGGATTCATTAAGTGAAGTTAAAAAAAGTAAATTTATTGAACAGGAGTTTGATAGAAGGTTAAATGGAGTGTGGTTTATGAATAATGGTATAGCTACATATATAACAGGAGCTCATTATTATTATTTAAATTGGTGTAAAATTGATATAGGATATCCAGATTACTGGGATAGAGATAGAAGGTTTTTTCTTGTATGGGATGCTTCTAGAAAAGATAATCATAGTTTTGGTGTTATAATGCCTAAACATAGAAGACAAGGAGCATCTTGGAAAGCGGCATCTATTGTATTGCATGATATTACACTTTCATATAATTCTAATGGAGGTATATTAAGTAAGACAGGTAGTGATGCTAAAAAGCTCTTTGACAAGGTTGTTTACATTTTTAGAAAGTTACCATATTTCTTTCAACCTATTATTGAAGGAACGGATTCTCCTAAAACTGTACTATCGTTTAAGAAGCCTGGGGAAAGAATTACAAAGAATAATAAACAGGTTAAAGCCTCAGAAGCATTAGATAGTCAGATAGATTGGAGAAATACAAAGAATAACTCATATGATGGAGAGAAATTAAAAACTTTTATTTCAGACGAGGGTGGTAAATGGTTAGAAGCTGATTGTTCAAAGAATTGGCAAATAGTTAAACCGTCTCTTTCTCAAGGGAATAAGATTATTGGTAAAGCTTTTTTACCATCTACAGTAAATGAAATGGAAGAAGGAGGTAAAGCATTTAAAGATATATGGGATGATTCAGACCAAGAAGATAAAGTTTTAGGTACACATAGAACTAAATCAGGACTTTACAGATACTTCACCCCTGCTTATGATGGGTTTGAAGGATTTATTGATGAGTATGGAAATAGTATTATAAATAATCCAAAAAAGAAAATCTTTGATAAATATGGAGATGAAATAAAAATAGGAAGTAAAGATTATTTACAAAAGATAAGAGATGGTTTTAAAAACGATACTAATAAATTAGCTGAACATAAGAGACAATTTCCATGGACTCCAGAAGAAGCTTTTCGTGTTAGTACTGATGATTGTTTATTTGATTCAGAAAAAATATATCAACAAATAGATTATATAGAAGGTTCAGGAGGAAAGATGGTAACAAAAGGTAATTTTATATGGAGTAATGGTATTAAAGATACGAAAATTGTATGGAAACCAGACAAGAAAGGGAAGTGGTCTGTAGTTCTTTTACCAGATAAAGAAAAATATAATGCTCAAAAAATAAAATTTGGTAGTAAATATCCAGGTAATGATTTAGAGTTTGTTTCTGGATGTGACCCTTTTGACCATGATACTACAACTGATGGTAGAAGGTCTGATGCCGCTAGTTATGTATTTAGAAAATTTAATGCACATGAACAAGATAATTCACATATGTTTGTGTCTCAATATATACATAGACCTCCAAAAGCAGAAATATTCTTTGAAGATATATTAATGCAATGTATATTTTATGGATGTCCTATCCTTGTGGAAAACAATAAGATAGGATTGATACAATATTTTAAACGGAGAGGATATGAAAAATATTTAATGGCTAGGCCAGAGTCTACACATACTTCTTTTAGTAGAAAACAAACTGAAGTTGGAATACCAGCAACAGGAGTTGCTGTTGCTAATGCTATTGTGGACTCTATACAGGCTTACGTTTATGATTATGTGGGAGTTAATGAAGATGGGGATATAGGAAGAATATTCTTTTATGAATTATTAAAAGATTGGTTAGAGTTTGATGTAAACAATAGAACAAAACATGACGCTAGTATGGCTAGTGGATTTACTTTATTAGCGTCGCAGAAACATATAAAACCAAAAATTAAAATAAGTACAAAACTACCTTTTGTAAGGAAATATAGTAATAATGGAAAAATATCTAAAATAATAAGATAATGGCAAAAACATCATTTAGCGGTTACCCAGACCCTTTCGTTTCACGAGAAGAGAAATTAGAACAAAAATATGGGATTCAGTATTTTAAAAGAATGTATAACGAGTGGTCTAATGAAGAAGTGGGAAGTGGCTCGTATGTATCTCGTAATGAGAGATATAAGAGATATAGAGAGTATGCGGAAGGGATGCAATCTATTGAACAATATAAAGATTTATTAGGAGCTAATGGAGATAGTTCTTATCTTAATCTTAATTGGGAAGTAGTTCCTGTTATACCTAAATTTGTAGATGTTATTGTTGGGGGACTAACTAATCAAGAGTATCAAATTAAATGCACTGCAATTGACCAAATATCTAAAGATAAAAGAACTGAAGATAGATTAAAAAAATTAACAGAAATGGAATTAAAAGAATTTCATTCTGAAATGGCTGGACTTACAGGTTTACCTTTTGATAAAGGGAACGAAGAATTACCAGAAAGCAATGAAGAATTAGACTTATACATGAATCTGAATTACAAACAGATGACTGAAATTGCAATGGAAGAAGGTATTGAGTTAACCTTTTATTTAAATGATTGGGATGAAGTTAAAAAAAGAATAGCTAGAGACTTTGTTGTTTTAAATATAGGAGCTAGTAAAACTTCTGTTGAAGATGGTAAGTTAACAATTAGATATGTAGACCCTTCTAATTTAATAACATCTCATACTTCAAGACCAGACTTTAAAAATATACAACATGCTGGAGAGATTATATATTTGACTATACACGAACTAAAAAGATTAGCTGGAGATGAGTTCACTGAAGAAGAGTATATAGAGATTGCTAGAAATAATGGAGGTAAATATGGTAATCCTAAAAATTTAGGAAAGGGTTCTAATTATTATAATGAATATGAGTTACATGAGTATGATACTTATAAAATAGCTGTATTAGATGGTTTATATAAAACTGTAGATGATTTACATTATGAGAAAAAATCTAATAAATTTGGAGGTTATTCTATTAATAAAAAAAATAAAGATTATAAACAACCTAAAAATTCAAAACAAAAGAGAACTAAATTAAAAACTACTGTAGAAAATATTTATAAAGGGAAATGGATTATTGGTACAGATTATATTTTTGATTATGGATTAGCCACTAATATACTTAGACCAAAAAGTAATCTTTCTACAGCTATATTACCCTACTCTATTTATGCTCCTAATATATTGAATATGAATAATAAAGGTCTTGTAGAAAGAATGATTCCTTTTGCTGACCAAATACAATTATGTCATCTTAAAATACAGCATCTTATGTCTAAAGCAAAACCAAAAGGTTCTGCTATTGAATTAGGAGCTATAGAAAATGTAGGTAAGGGAGATGGAGGGACATTCACTCCTATTGAAGTTCAAGATATATATCAACAAACAGGTAATTTATATTATAGAAGTCAGCAAGATGATGGTAGTCCTTTACCATCTATGCCTATACAAGAGTTAGGAGGAGGAATTGGTGGTGCATTACAAGAGTTAATCGCTATCTATCAATATAACTTACAAATGCTTCGTGATGTAACAGGTATAAATGAAGCTAGAGATGCAACACAACCAGATAAAGAATCTTTAGTTGGAGTACAGAAAATGGCTTTACTTGCTTCTAATAACGCTACAAGATGGATTAACCAAGCTTTACTTTCTGTAACACAAGGTACAGCTAAAAGTATAGCTTTAAGAGTTCAAGACCTTGTAAAATATACAGGAACTTATAAAGGTTATATACAAGCTATAGGAGAATACAACATGAAAGCTATTGAAGTTAGTAAAGATGTTACTATGGCTGATTATGGTATTATGATTGAGCCGTTACCAGATGATGAGCAAAAAGCTATATTAGAACAAAATATTCAAATGTCTATACAACAAAATGCTTTAAGATTAGAAGATGCTATTATGATTAGAAATATTCATAATATTAAATTAGCAAATCAATTATTAGTTATAAGACGTAAAAAATACGCTCAAGAAGCTGCTAAAGCTGCTCAAGAGAATGCAAGAGCTAATGCTGAACAACAACAAGCTTCAATTGCTGCTAAAGCTCAAGCTGATGCTCAAGCAAAACAAATGGATGCTCAAGCTGATTTACAACAATTACAAGCTGAGTACCAAATGAAAGAAGAGTTCGCTAAAGCTGAACATGAAAGAAAGTTAGAAATAATAGAAGCTAGTGGAGAAATTAAGTCAGAACATATTGAATTAGCTCAAGATGATTCTGATTTAGTAAGAACTAAGGTGAAATAATTGTATAATAAAGATTTTTTTATTATATTTGTATATATTAATTTAAATTTAAGAAAATGTCAAACGAAAAATTTGAAAAGTTAGCTGCTAAAAATATGGGTTATGAATTAGCAGAAGAAACAAAAACAACAGAAGTAACCCAAGAAGAAAGTTCTTTGAAAGAAGATTCTACTCAAGAAACAAGTGAGGAGACGACAAGTTCTGAAAAAAGTTTTGAAGACTTATTAGCCGAAAAGACTAATGGTAAATTTAAAAACTATGAAGAAATTGAATCCTTACTTTCATCTAAAGAAACATCATCAAGTTTCGCTAACGAACAGATAGAGAAGCTAAACGATTATGTTGCTAAGGGTGGTGATGTGAATGAGTATTTAAGAACTCAAACTGCTGATTATGAAAAGATGGAGGAGTTAGATTTAGTTAAAAATCATCTTAAATTCCAAAATCAAGATTTAAAAAGTGATGAAGTTGATTTACTTTTTAATAGTTCATATAAGCTAGACGAGGACTTGTATACCAATGATGAGATAAAGTTGTCTAAGATTAAATTAAGAACTGATGCTAAGAAAGCTAAAAAAGAGCTTACATCATTTCAAGATGAATCTTCAGTACCAAAACAACATAGACAACAGGTTGCTAATAAAAAGCAAGCTGAAGAAAATACAAAGTTATGGGCTGAAAAAATAGATAAATCTTTAACAGACTTTAAAGAAGTGTCTTTTGATATAAACGATAAGGGAGAAAAATTTTCTTATGGATTATCAGAAGAAGCTGTTAATACTGTCAAATCATCAAACAAGAATCTATCTGAATTTTGGAACAGATATGTCAATGAAGATGGTAGTGAGAATATTACTAAACTAAATAGAGACATGGCTGCTTTAAATAATTTAGATTCAATAGTTAGAAGTGCGTTTGCTCAAGGATTATCAAAAGGAAAAGGTGATATAATAGATGATATTAAAAATCCTTCCTATACTCCTGATAGTAAAAGTTCTTCTGGCAAATCTCTTTCTATATCTGAGCAGATTGCTGCTGAGTTAAGAAAGAACATGTAAAATAACTAAATTATTAATGTATAAAAAATAAAATAAAATGCCTTATACTACTACACCTGGGATTCCTAGTGCTTTCCAGGTCGCTACAAGCGAAAATTACGTTTCTACGCTTAGTATTCACAAACCAGAAATTGCTGAAGACTTTGTTAATAGATACGGAGAACAATCCCTAATGGGATTCTTAGATGCAGTTGGAGCTATGGCTCCTGTTTCTCAAAGAAAATATGAACACTATGAAGATGATTATTTACACCAAAACTTCAAACAAACTGGGACACCTACTATTACCACTGCTGGGTCTCCAAATATTACTTTAGACGATTCTTATTCTTCTGATGGTACCTCTGCTGGTAACTTCTTTTTAAGAGTTGGAGATATTGTACAAAATAGTTACGGAGAGATTGCTCTTTGTACTGCTAGACCTGCTAACAATACAGCTACTTTAGTACCTTATAAAAATTCATCATGGACAGCTTTAACTGCTGCGGATGTATTAATTATAATTGGTAATGAGTGGGAAGAAGGTACTGGTCAACCAGATGGTATCACTCCAACGGCTAATCACTATGAGAACTATACTATGATTATGAAAGATTCATTCCAGGTAACTGGTTCTGAAGCTACTAATAAAATATGGTTTAAAGTGAATGACGCTGCAACTGGAAAATCTGGATACCTATGGTACTTAAAAGGTGAAGGTGATACCTACAAAAGATTTAATAACTATTGTGAAACTCAAATGTTATTAGGTCAAGTTGTTACTAACACGAATGCTGCTATACAGCCATTAAGTTATACTACACAGACTGGTGGTATTAATGGTACTGAAGGTTTAATTGACTTTATGAGAAGTGGTAATTCACAGACTTATAATCAATTAGCTGGGTTTAACTTATCTGATTTTGATTCTATGATTCGTACACTAGATGCTAACAGAGGAGCTAAAGAAAACACTATGTGGTGTGGAATTGACTTATCATTAGCTATTGACGATGCAGTTGCTGCAATGTTTGCTGGTGGAGGTATTTCTTATGGAGCATTTAATGGTTCTGAGGAAATAGGAGTTGCTTTCGGATTTAAATCATTCGCAAGAGGTGGATATACTTTCCATAAGAAAGCATATGAAGCTTTAAGTTATTCTCCAATGATGGGTGCTTCAGGATACAACTATGCTGGAATGGGACTTGTTATTCCTGGAGATAAAGGTAAAGATGCTAAATCTGGAGCTTCTATCCCTTCATTAAGAGTTAGATATAAAGCTGCTGAAGGTTATTCTAGAGAAATGGAACACTGGTTAACAGGTTCTGCTGGATTAGCTCAAGCTACTTCTGATGTAGATGAATTAAGATG